TACCTCGCAGGGTGCGAACGGAACAGTAGTCAGTTTATATCACGACCCTAAAAATAGAGGAGTAACAGCATCAATTTTAACTCAGCAGTTAGAATTTCAAGTCCCATTCAAAATAAATTTATAAAATAAAAGATGGCAGATTTAGATTTAACAAAAACAAGTGTAAGCGATTATAGTAACTTGGAAGTTTACTCTATACCGCCACAAGCAGTAGACAGTCCCTCAGGACAGAATGAAACAGAATGGACGAACGCAAAATGGACGACTTACTGGGGTTGGTTTAATCAAAATCCAAAAGTTAAAAATGCGATTTTGATGAAAGCCATGTGGAACGTTGGGAAAGGCTGGGAAGCAGACACTTTAACAAAATCTATCTTAGAAATGATAAGGGGTTGGGGTAAAGATACTTTTAAGAATATTTTATTTAATTTGGAAGTGACAAGAAGAATTGGCGGGGACGCTTACGCTGAAATTATCACTCATAACGGGAAAACTCTAAAAGAGGGCGGGAAACTTGTAAATCTTAAACCATTAAATCCGGGAATGATGAAGCATATTATTAATGAAAAAGGAATTATCATAAGATATGAAAAGGTAGATAGTTCAGGAAAGAAGACAGAAATAAAATTTAAACCTGAGGAGATATTTCATATCTGTAATAATAGAATAGCCGACCAAACTCATGGAATTTCTGACTTGGAAGTTTTAGAAAAAGTTATTTTAGCAGATAGCAAGAGTTTTGAGGATATGAAAAAGGTTTGCGAGTTCCAAGCAAAGCCATTTATTTTATGGAAATTCAAGACTGACGACGAAGCTAAGATTAATGCTGTTATGACTAAGATAAGAACAATAAGAGAAATCACAGGGGATTTAGCTGTTCCTGATGATGAGGGAGTATTATCTTGGGAAGTTATCCAAGTTCAGCCTTCTTCCATACTTATGGAATGGAGAACAGACATAAGAAACGAATTTTATAGAGCAATAGGACTTCCTCAGATTATTCCCGGAGCAGGCGGACAGGGAACAGAGTCAGAGTCCAAAGTTATACTTTATGCTTTCGAGAATATAGTCCAATCAGACCAGTTAGACTGGGAAGATGCTTTATTATCTCAATTAGGAGTTAAAGTTAATCTTTTACATCCTTCTTTAATGGAAGATTTATTAGGACAAGATAATTTAAAGGACGGAGCAAATGCTTTTAAAGTTCAAAAGGGAGAAATGACTCCGGGACAGGATAAAGGATGAAGAAAAAATTAATAAGTAATGAGAATAAGAAAGAGATTTTTTATGAATTAGTAAATGCTTTTATCGCGGGATTTTTAGTTTTCTTAGGTTCTTGTAGCACTGGAAGAATAACTAAGAGTGGACTAATTGCCGCCGTGATTGCCGGGTTAATTGTTGCAGTTACTAAATTAGGGAAATATTGGGAGTCAGAAAAGAAAGAATATCACACAACTAAATTATTTAATTTCATACCTTAAAAATGGAACAAACAAGAGGTAAAAAATAAATGGTCTTTAATGCAAAAAAGTATTTTGAGTCAGGGGGAAAAGAGGGGGGTTCAGACCCAGTAGGAGATTTTAAGAAAAAGATAACTTCATCTTCAAGTTCTTCATCCACTCCGACGACAACGTCAACAACACCCGAAGTTATAAGAGATGCAGAAACAGGAAGAATTAGCGGAGTTACAATAAGAGGAAAATCCTATTTAGGATTATCAGAGGCAGAAGTAAATAACATTATTGGAAAGCAAGGACCACAACCTACACCAGCGGGAGCTGTCGAAGCGTCGGGAGTAGCGTCGACAAGACGGGCAATAGAAGAGGGCGTAAATCTCTCCGAAGAGATTGGGAAATTAAATCCTGAAATAGTCGGCTCTGCAGAAGCATCACAAATTGATTTCGGACAGGCAGCATTAGCGGGTTTATCTGCGGGTGCAGCGGCTGGAACAACAACAGCGGCAGGTTTAGGAATAGGTGCAGCAGCAGGGGGCCCAGTAACATTAGCAGTTGGAGCGGGAATAACTGCATCAGCAGCAGTAGCTGGTTTAATAAGCGGAACTTATCTTAATATTAAGGACCAGCAAAAAGGGAACGTTATTGTAAATAAGCAAGCACTTCCCGACTCAGTAACTAATTTGAGAAATTTAATAACTTTGGCAAAGGCTGACCCAGTCAATAGATTTGAATATGCAAGAGCCTTTAACGAGCAACTTTCTTATATTCAAAGAGATAGAGGAATTTTAATTTTAGATACGAGCGGGTTCTTGAAAGGATTTGAAGACGGGACTCCTGCACTTGCAGATTACGAAAGATTTTATGAGCCGTCGGGAATGGAAGAACAGCTTAAATTAGAGATGCAACTTGCCCTCATAACTGTTGTTTCGTAGAAAGATATATAAACATATATATCATTTATTTCTTATGAAAAGCAACAACTGGAGAACAGCAACGATAATTCTCGCAATCTGCGCAACAATTCTTTTAGGAGTTATAAGCATCCAGCATTTTATTAGTTCAAATTGTTTTTACTTTATCCCAACTAAATCTTTGGTCTGTATGTTTTAAAATGCCCGACGAAACTACTCCTTCTAATATCACACCTCAGCCACAAACCCCGGCTGAGCCTTCTGCTATTGATAAAGCTAACGAAACTTTAAAACAAATCCAAGAAGCAGAAAAGAGAGTAGCTGAGAAAATGCAAGAAATTAAAGAAACAGAGCAAAGAGTTTCTAACGCCATTCTTGCTGGGAGAGCAAATGCGGGACAAGTTTCAAATCAACTTAAACCCGAACAAGTAATGGCAGACGAGATAACTAATGCTTTTTTTAAAAAAAGAAAATGAATGAGCCAAAAGTTATAGAAGAAAGAGAAGCACTACTTGAAATGTATAAAGCTGGATTTCTCGACGGCTACAAAGTTCATAATAAATTAAAGAAAAAAGAAGATTGGGATTTAATGAACAAATTTTACAAACTTGCTTTTTTCAAAAGGTTTGAGAAAAAAATAAATAAAGTTTTAAAGAAAAAATAAAATGCATTTATATTTTTTTGTTAGAGGAAAGTTTACACAAGTTGAAGAATGGAAATGCCACGCTCAAACTGCTTACTGGAAATGGAGAAGAATAAATCAAAAAGGAAAAGAAGAAATATTTTTAGTTCAAGGTGCACTTCGCCCGTCGGTGCTGGGAGCTTATGAGTATGTTTTTCCTAAAGAGGCTTTGGTTGAAGTTTGTAGCTTTTTTGGTATACGCTCAAATGTGTCGTATGGATTTGGAAAAATTGGGTTGGAGACAAGACACTTCGCTTTGAGAAAAATATTTGGCGCTAAAAAAATTCCAAAAGAAATTTTAAAAGAAGCTGAAAAAGGACTTGGCTCTGTATCATTTAAAGATAGGGAAAGAGGACTTTCTAATTGCGACGTTCCGGGAATTGGTTTGCATGTTATTGGAATTAAAGACGACGATTACAGATTTTTTAAAGAAAGCGGTTACACTCACGAGGCTTTATGATTGCTATTTTTATCAAGCCCGACGCTGAACTCATGCTCTTTTATCTTTGCATGCTTGGAACTGTTGCTTTGATTGTTAAGATTTATCAAGTGTTCATTAAGGAAAAAAAAGTTAATCGGTAGAACGGAAAACAAAAGATTTATTAATAACCTTTTTCTAATTACGGCATGGCAAGAGAGGCAATACTAAGAGACAACACGGTTTTAATTTCTCGAAGATATACTTGTGCGACTTCTACTGGAATAGCAAAGGGAACATTCTTAAAAAATGCTGACCCTCATACTGCTTCTGCTTCTACTGGAACTGGCGATCCATTTATAGGGTTTGCTCACGCTGATGTAAACAAATCTACCGATACTAATTTTAACACTGAAACTTCTATAACTGCTGATAAAGGCGGAATGTATGAATTAACAGCGAGCGGAGCTATTACTTGTGATACTTATGTTAAAACTGCTGCACCGGGAAATTATGTCATGCAGTGCACAGTAGCGGATATGACGGCTTCTACTGCTATTGTAGTTGGAATTGCAAGAGAAACTGCAAGTGACGGCGAACAAATAAATGTAGAGGTATTACCTTAAAATGACATTCTACGAACCCGGTGAAGATACTGTAAGAGCTGTTGCTTATGATTTATCTATTAAGCAAATTGCTAATTATTCTTACAAATTTAAGCAGCTGGTTTCGGTTGTTAGTTCGGGCTCTTGGAAGAATTACTTTTTTAGAGAACAGACCGATATTCTAACAGGACAAGAGGGAAATGCAATTAAAGGAATTCCAAGAGGCGCAGACTTTCCTAACGCTGTTTTAAGTTGGGAGCAAGTAAGTTCTCAAATTCAAAAATACGGACTCGCAAGCAAGATAGATTATGAAGATATTATCTCAGGAAATATTGATATGAGAAATAGAACTATTCTAAGAATTGCCGAAGGAGTAGCTAAGGCTGTTGATACTGAAATCGCGACGATTGTTTCTGAGAACTGGACACCTTCCGCTATTCAGACAGGAGTTTTAAAAGGCGGTTATTGGGATGAAACAAGCGCAGCTATTGTAAAAGATTTGGCAACTATGAAATCACAAGTTAAGGCTTACTATGATAATGCTTCCGACTTTGTAGCAGTAATTAATCCGGCTACAGAACCTTACATCTTGCACTACATCTACGAAAAAGGAGCTCAGGCTAACACAGCTGGAGAAGCTGCATTTAACGGACAAATTGGAAGTCCAGCAGGAGTAAAAATTATTACTTCGTCAGTTGTCCCAGCAAGTTATGCTCTATTCTTAGTTCCTCAGACTTGTGCAACTTGGAAACAATTAATGCCTTTATCAACTGATGTAAAGACAGAGAAGTTTAAGGGTGATACTATTACAGCATGCGAATACGGAGTTACAGAACTTCACGAACCTAAACAAGTTGTTCTCTTACAAGTATTGGCTTAAATAGAAACATTTAATAATTTCTTTAATTTATTTCTTAAATGGAATTCAAAGCTGAGGAAAAAGACGGTGTTCTCGTCGTGAAACCAATTATTGAAAGAAAATTAAATAAGAAAGGTGGGACTGATGTTATTATTCACGTCCCAAGTTTTCCATTAATCAATAAATTATCAAAGGAGATAAAAGATGGCAAGCGGAATTTACAACAGATTTAAAGCGAACTTGATGAATAAAGAAGTCGACTTGGAAGCCGACACGATAAAGGTAGCACTCTATAATAACTCTCACTCTTTTACTGCGACAGATACAGATTACACTACGACAAATGAATTAGCAACTGCTGGCGGATATACCCAGGGCGGCGCTGCTCTTGCTGGGAAAGCAGTAACAGAAGCGGCGACAACCAAATGGGACGCGACAGATTTAGCTTGGACTTCCGCAAGCTTTACAGCCTATCATGCTGTTATTTATGACTCTTCTGTTTCAAATGATTTAATCTGTTCTATTGACTTTGGCGGAGCGCAGACGGTTACAAACGGAACATTTACAATCCAGTGGGATACTGACGGCATAATCACTTTGGCTTAAAATGGCTCTCGCAGATAATCTTATTGCTTACTGGAAATTAGATGAGACTTCCGGAACAAATGCTGAAGACCAAGTAGCGAGTTATGACGGAACAAACAGCGGGGCAGCATTAGGGACAGATGGAATTATCGGTAAGTGCTATGATTTTGAAAGCTCAGAAGGGGATAAAGTTACCGTAGCTGATGCAGCGGGCTTGGACCCTGTTAACTTTTCTATATCTCTTTGGGTAAAAGCCGAGAGTTCGGGAGAAGCAAATTGTGGTTTATTTTCAAAGGGAACTTCGAGTTCTGACATTTTACAGTTTGCTTTTTATGATACTTCTTTACGTCCCATGATACATTTAACCCATACCACGGGGGGATATAAAACTCTTATTGCTGATGGCGCAATATCTACAGGAGCATGGCATCATTTAGTAGTTACTTATGATGGAACAACGAAAAGAATTTACGTAGATGGAAGTGATGTCAAAGACTCAACTGACGGCTCGGGAAATTATGTAGGAACAACTTCTGATATAAAGTTTGGAGAAGATATTAGAACTGCTAACTATGACGGTTTGCTTGATGAAATAGGGTTTTGGAGTAGAGCATTAACAAGCGCCGAAGTAACTGACTTATACAATAGCGGAGCTGGTTTAACTTATCCTTTCTCTACTGATAGAATAGTAACCCCCTCTACGCTAACTCTTTCAACAACTTCACAAAGTCCGCTTTACTTAATTACAATTAGCAGAGATAAACTTTCTCTATCACTTGCTTTGAAATCTCCAACAATAATAAAAACAAGAATTTACGATTTTAAATCCATTTCTAAGAACTTTCCAGTTCCTTATAAAATTAGAATGAAACTTTAATTCTCCGACGCTGATTTATTATAACTTCTCGGTAGTTAGAAAGATATATAAACTATGTTTAACAAGGTTTAATATGAAAAAAGAAATTAAGCAATACGGAAACTCAGCAGTTATAGTTTTTGATAAGGAAATGATGAAAGCGTATAAATTGAAAGTTGGCGACATCTTGAATTTTAGAATATCTGTCGTCGGGAGAAAACGAAATAATGAAAAAACAAATAACTTTTGAAGATAGAGTATATTTAAGGGATGAGAGAGCAATAGAATGGTTAAGCAATCTTGCTAAATGTTTTTTATAAAAAGTGTTAAATTAAAATCATACAAGAGAAAAAACGGAAATAATTGCACAAAAGTGGTGGTTGAATATGAGTAAAACTTTAGATTGGATAAAAGAAGTAAGAGAAGGCTGTAAAAAAGTAATTTTATTAGATGTAGAAAAAATAATTAGCGAATTTAAAAAAGGAAATACCGACACAATAAAATTTAATTCTTTAATTCAAGAAGTTAGAGATAATGAAAGAGATGATGCTTTATTATTTTTAATAGAAAAAATGTTATCAGAGGAGAACAAAGATGACTGAACAATTCGATAAAACAATATGTGCAAATTGCGGACATTCAAAAGAATTACATACAAGCAAGAAAACTGATGGAGTTAAATGGAAAAACGGACTTTGCACTCATCCTAATTGTGTTATTAGTTATGTTAAAAAAACAAGTAAATGTAAAAAGTTTGTTCCCAAGAAAGCAGGAAAAGAACTCATCGAGGATAAAATATGAAATGGCCTGAAATATCTAAAAAGATTTGGAATAAAGAACAAAGAGAAGCTCTTGACCATTTAGGAATTTTAATTAATACTCAATTAAAACAAGGAGGTAATACAAAAAATGGGAACAATTAAAGACGAAGCTAATAACTACAAGTCAAAAGGCAGTGTCGCTAATATATCCGAATTGAAGATAGTTAGTGTCGATGCTGTTGTTTTTGAAGAGAAAGACGTTGAATTTCCTTATAGCTACATCGAAGAGAACGGGCAGAGATACAAAGTTCCAGCATCTGTTTTAGCAACTTTGAAAGAGATTTTGAAATCAAGTCCAAATCTTAAGAACTTCAAAGTTAATTCAACTGGGCAGGGAATGAACACGAAATATATTGTTATTCCTTTGGCTTAGAATGGAAGAACAAATAACTATAACTGAAGTTCATTTTAGTTCAGGAACTCCTTACGAAGAAGTTAGGACAACTCTTGACTTTCTTTCTAAGAAGAAATGGAAAGTCAAATATTCTGTTGTTTTCGTAGAAGATAAATAAAATGACTGAAGAACAAATCGTTAGAACTATCGTCGAAAAGCCAAACTCTTTAGAATTCGGACCGGCTCAGAATAGATTTAAGCTTTATTTCAATGAAGCAGCAGATTTATTGCAGAAAGTTAAGGATTTAAGAGCTTTAGGTTTTGACGTGCCGATTACTGCTGGATTAGAAACAGGACAAACAAATTATTTGGTATAATTAATAAATAATCTCCTTTATAATCCTCTTTTATTTTATTTCTTTTATTTTTTTTTCTAATTCTTTTATTTCTCTTGTTTGGACTTTAGTCCTTTCATTAATAACATCAATTTTAGCATCTAACTTCTCAACCCATTTTCTGCATTCTAAATCTTCTGTATGAATTGTTCCTTTAAACAAAAGAACATGCTCATCATTTTCAGGCAATTTGCGCTCCATGACATTTCTGTCTTAAACATCTGTTGCATATCCATTTCTCATCAGGCCAAAGCCAAGTTAGTTTAGTAGGCTCTGAGTATTCAAGAGGGTGTTCTTCATTCTCGTTTCTTCTTGCCTCTCTTGCCGCCTCATCACAATCTTCCTTAGTTTCTTGCTTTCCTATTGTTCCGCAGAAATTACATTTTAGTTCTTTAATCTTATCCATATCAGGATTATGATATTTGTTAATTAACGCTCTTTCCAGTTCTTCCGAAATATTCCAACCTTTTTCTTTAGCAATTTTCTTAAGTTCAGGGTCAATAGAAGTCATTGTTTGCTCTTTCATCAGTAATCATATATATCTATGTATATAAATCTTTTCTTTTCCTAAAAATCTCCCCCCTTGCAACCCCCCTCTATACCATATCATATATATATATATATCCCCCCCTATACCTATACTAAATAATGCAGAATTCAAGACTCAATGCAGAATCTAAACTAACTAACAAAATACTTCTATTTAAACAAATCTCGTAACTAAAGAATAGTTACTAATAACAATAATCTTTAAAAACTAAGTTCCCTAAATAATAAAGAGTGAAAGGAGATAAAGGTCTCTTCTTTAGAAGAGATAAACTCTCAGACTCACTCTATAATTCTTGAATCCAATCGCGCATCCAATCTGAAAGCATATATTTAAATAATTTAATCCCGTTAGAACGCTAACGCGTTCTAACTTCATAATTTTAATAAGCGCTTTCATCAGGGCGCTCAGGTTATTCAAGAATTAATGGAAAAAAATAAGTTCCATTGGAAATGAAGGTAACAATTTTAACCACTACAAAACCTCTATTTCAAGTGGAAACTAATAAATACGTTTGTATACTTAGGGCTCCCTTAGTATAGTATACAATGTGCACTAAGGTGTTTTATGTGTTCCATAAGAAATATACCCCTATTTTACACCTTCATTTCCAGTGGAAACTACCCAAATTTAACCCTTTTAACGCTCAAAAGGTGTGTTCCAGTGGAAACGTAGGTAACAACCAAAAGGTTTATAAAGCGCGTCAGCGCGGCACATTACTTTGAAAGTAGTTTTAGGCACTACATACTTCCACTGGAAACGTAGGTTAAAAATGACTTAGGCACTACACCTTCATTTCCAGTGGAGATGCATCGCGGTGGTGTTAATCTTTGGCGAGCGGAAGCGAGCCACTAACTATCCGCTATACCGGGTAACTTTTGAGTCACCTACGTGATGACTAATTAAAAAACCAGCGACTCTTAAAAAGCTTATATGATTTTTTCGGTTATCCCCCCAGAAATTTTTTTCAAAATTTCCTAAAAATATTTAAGCAAAGCTTCTTTAACTAACAAATGATTTTAGACGAATGGCAAGAACAAATAATAAACGATAAAAGTCCTTACATCTTACTTTGCAAAGGAAGACAAATAGGCGGAACTTCTACCTACGCTGAAAAGTCAGTAAAATGGATGAGAGAATATAAATCAAAGATTTTAGTTGGTTCAATTACAGAAGAACAAGCTAAACTTGTAATTGTAATGGTTTATGATATAGCAAGAAAAAAATGCCCAGAACTGATAGCAAAAGGAAAAAACAAACCAACTTTAGACAGAATAAGATTTACAAACGGAGCAGAGATAAGAAGCCGTCCAGTTGGAACAATGGGAGATGCTTTCAGAGGTTTCACAGCAAACGTTAACTGGTTCAATGAAGCGAGTAAATGGCCAGAGATTGCTTTTACTGCAATAATGCCAACTCTTCTAACAACTGGCGGTGAAATATGGATGGACTCTACACCTTTCGGAAAGCAAGGATTTTTCTATCGCTGTTTCGAGAACAAAGACGGACTTTGGAAAGTTTACTACAAATCAAGCGAAGATGTAATTTTCAACCGTCCACTAAACACGCAATGGACAGAAGATAGAAGAGCAAACGCAATAAGATTTTTAATGGACCAAAAAAAAGAAATGTCAGAACTTCAATATGGACAAGAATATTTAGGTTTGTTCTTGGAAGAGTTGCGTCGTTTCTTCGACGACTTATTAATAGACAGAACAGCAATTTTAAAACGTCCCCTATCAGTAATAACAAACGACGTTAAAAATTATTTAGGTGTTGATATTGCGAGAATGGGAAACGACGAAAGCACTTTTGAAGTAGTTGCTGAAATGATAAACCAAAAAAAGTTCAGACATTTAGAAAGTCAGATAACTAAAAAGCAACTAACGACGCAGACAGAAGCAAGAATAATTGAAGAAGCAATAAAATGGAAAGTTAAAAAGATTGGAATTGACGCGGGAGCTGGAACTCTTGGAGTTTCTATCTTAGACCATCTCCTCGAAGCAAAATCTCCAGTAAAAAATAAAGTTGTAGCAATTAATAATCGTTCAATGGCTTTAGACAAATCAGAAAAGCCACAAAAGCAAAGATTGCTAAAAGAAGATTTATACAACAACTTAAAATCAATGCTTGAACACGGAGAACTATTATTGCTCGACGACGAAGAAGTAAAGATGTCAATGCGTTCTATTCAATATGAATTCGCTAAAACAAAAAGCGGAGAGTCAAGAATGGTAATCTTCGGAAATTATTCTCACGTTGTAGAGGGTTTAATACGTGCAGCGTGGCTCGCTAAAAAAGAGAAAAGTTTAAATGTATTTGCGCTATAGAAAAGTATGACGGTGACTCTTTGTGCAGTGCAGGATGTTTTAGATAGATGCGGTGTTAATGCAAATTCAGTAATAATCGCGTCAGCGGCGATAGTAGAACGTTATATTACAGTTTCAGAAGCTACAATCTGCGCGGAAACACGAAGAGATTGGATTGATGATTATGCAAATGTCCCGACGGTAGTAAAAGCGACTTTAAAATCTTGTGCAGCATCTCACGCAGCAAAAACAATAATTCAGCAAGACATGTCGGGATTTTCTACAAGAGCAGAAGCAATAACAATGCTTAATGTTAATCAAGACGAATTCGTCCGAACTAAAAAAGCACTTGAAGACCAAGACATAATAAAAATAAGAGAGGTTCCAGCATAATGGCATTCGACGGACCTTTCGCACAGCAATCAGAAGCAGCAATCGCAAGTTACGATTGGACAGATATTGCGAGCGGAGAGGGAATTATTGTTTTCTATGGAGCATCTTCAACAGATAATACTACTTTAACTTATTACATGATAAAGAATGAAATTTATTCAGATACTCTAAGCACAGCAGGAACAGGCACAGGAACAGGAACAGAGAAGGCACTTGATTTAGATTTTGATATGTCTAGTTTTAATTCTCCAAGAACAGTAAAAGGAAAATTAAGATGTGTGGTTCCTCTTCAAATAGGGATAACTATATCAGCAAACCACGGGGGAATAGCTTACGCAATATTAAAAGTTAGAAAATGGGACGGAACAGCAGAAACAGAAATTGTAAGCAACACAAAATCAAGAAATAGTTTAACAGCAGGAAGTTCGGCGACGGTTTTTGATGTTATTAGTTTTGAGTTGGAAGTTCCGCAGACAAATTTTAAAATTGGGGAAGTTTTAAGATTAACCGTAGAAATTTATGTTACCTCGCAGGGTGCGAACGGAACAGCAGTCAGTTTATATCACGACCCTAAAAATAGAGGAGTAACAGCATCAATTTTAACTCAGCAGTTAGAATTTCAAGTCCCATTCAAAATAAATTTATAAAATAAAAGATGGCAGATTTAGATTTAACA